ACCACCGATCTTGAAGTCGGTGGGGTTTATGGAGCGCTTACGGATCTGTTGGCTTTAGCCTCTCCAATTGCCTACTCCAGCCCCTGCCTGAATCGGTTGAGCGGGGTGCAGAAATACCCGCCGGCCAGGAGGAAGAGGCTGGATGTAAACGGACGCAAAGATATACAGATCCTGATAGCCGTATAAGTGCCAATCCTAAAATCTGTGGGGGTCCGAAAAAAGAGTAATATTTGTAATATCCTCTCCGAAAACCAGCTACAGCCCGCGTAGATAAAGGCCTCCAGAGCTTTTGAGGAAAGGCGATATTTAAGCGATAGGAAGGCGATATTATTACCTTTCTATAAAGCTATATTTCCATTCTTTAAAACCCAATGAATCCGGGGGTTTGGCAGAAATATTACTTTTCATATCGCTTCATATTACCTTCCCTTGTAATACCGAGAGCCCAGTAAAACCGAGGCCTCCAGACCCATTGCCACCCCGTATAGCTGATATCGCTCTTTTTGAAACGACCACCCTCCCCTTAAGAATCAATCTCAATAAAACGACGTTTTTTCATAGAGCCTTGGTCGGCTGCATAAAGGCGAACCAAGTTGCAGATCGTGTTCAGCTCTGTGAAATCCATCAAATTCGCTAAAGCCCCCGCCAGCCATGGCTTGCAGAGAATTCAGCCTCTCTTCGCACACCATCAATCTCCGTTCAAAAAAGATCGCGTACGTTTTTGAAAACCCTCCGAAATCCACGTTTTAAAAGTTTCCACCCAATGAAACCGGGCACTCCAGCGTTATCCCTTCCATGACCGTCTTGCGTGCCGCCGTGCAACCGCCCTGCACTTTCTTTCAAAACTTTGCAATCTGTGAAATTGCCAATCCCCTGCAGAGCCCCGCGGCCCGCTTGGGCTGCAGGTTCGTTTGCACTACATCCGGATTTGCACAAAAAAAGGACGCAAAGCCCGTCGGCGGGAGGGGGATAAGTGCTTTTTCCGAAGTTTTTTTTATTCTGACGGGGATTTTTTCGCAATTGACCTCATGCGGCCAGATCTTCGTCATTTACCGGTGTGCCTGGCTGATCCACCAGTTCTGGCGGGCAAAAAAAAACCGCCTTATTAGGGGCGGTTTTCCGCAAGCGCAGTTAGTGGCTGGCTTGCTTTCCTCACAGGGCACTTTATCAAAGAGCTCGGCCCGGCGACTAATGGCTTTACCTACTTAAGGTGGTCAGACTCATACCTGTCTGGGCAATGAGTTCAGCCACTAATTTCTCTCCTAGCATCTGGTAACGGTGCCTAGAGGTGTTTAAGGTAGACATCAAACGCCATCAAACAGGAAATCCAAGCATGCTGCCCCTTGACGAATTAAATATAACAATTAGACGACAGATAAATGGTGATACGTCAAACGTGGAGTACTTGCTTGATGGTAAGCCAGCAAGACACAAACTCTTGCTTTCTAAAAGAGCAAAGCAAGCAGGAAACTTTAAACTAATCCATAAAGACCTTGAGTACGTCGAAAAGTCATTAGCCATATTGACCACAATCAACAGTTCGACTTTTTTCAATATAGACAGTAACGATGATATAGTTAAGAGATCTTTGTTTACTTCCAGCGTAATAACATACGGAAAATGCTTCGCTACTGGCGAGCTTAGAGGCGTTAAACTTGACATATCATTCATCAAAAAAATCTTCACCCCAAAGCTACTATCACGACACAAGAATATAATTGAAATTCGCAACAAATATATTGCCCACGCGAATACAGAAACGCACGAAAAAGCGCACACATTTATCGCATTCGACCATAATCCACCACCTAACCGTCAACCCCGGACATATACCCATGCGGAGTTCACAGCAGCCCCGCCCCTTGAAGTTACTCATGAGTTCTTGCAATTAACCACACTCTTAAAAAATCGAATAGAAGAAAAAATACGAGAACTTCTTGACGCCGTAATGGAAGAGCCAGAAACTAAAAAAATCATCATAGAGCAGGCGATTGCAGATCTACAAGAGCACAGCGACACAAATGGAATCGTTTGGAGTTTTATATAGCATCAAAAATGAAAAACCCGCTCGATACTCTCGATGCGGGCTTGATATGGGTGAGAGCGTCAGGGGGACAATCCTGTCCTTACTGAACTACCGACAGCTGAAACCGGGCCGCCGAGCCGTGCGCTACGCGGCGTCTCCAAGGGGAATCACGCCCCTTAGTGTTAGTGCGCTGGAACTATTTGGTAGTGAGCCTATGACTCGACCGCTCTCATAAAAAACACTCAACGTATCTGCGATTGAAATCCCCTACGGCAGCGTCGCTGGGCTGGTATAGGTATCGCCGTAGAACTTACCGCCCACCCCAAAGGCCTCCAGGAACATGGCGTAGTCGATGGCTTCGACCTCGGCGTAATCGCGACCGGATGCGGTCAAGTCCTCCATATAGCCCCGGTAAATAATCCGGCTTGGCGCTTTGTTGACCATGCCGCCCGCCCATGCACCGTCAGTACCCACCAGCAGGTTGATGTCCGTACCAGCACCCGGCCCGGTACCCACAACGCCCTGCACCCCGATGGAACCAAAACGGTTGTAGGGTGCTGCCAAAGGCTGGGCAGGTAGATCGCCGATGACTGGATCAGGTTTACGGCCTAACAGAGTTGCCCCATTCAGCGGCGACGGCAGGCCGCTTTCAAAGTTGAACAGCATGTTCGCAGTGGTCGCCCCAATGAAATGCATCGGTGACTGTGAGGATGTAGCCAGCGACTGGCGTGTAATGCGCGACCAGATGGACGCGTAGTATTTGTGCGTAGGGTTGGCCAGCACGTAATCACGGATAGCCGTAGCTGCTTTGATCCGGTACTGCGGGTTGCCGATCTGACCACCCGCCTGAGTGATGATGCCGTGCACGCCACCCTTGGTGGTGCGTTCAGACTTCCAGTACGCGCTGTTGACAGTCCCGCCGCCCACCACCAGACCAACAGCACTTTCAGCAACACCCAAAAGCGCAGCTGCCTTGTTGGCCAAGACATTGGGGATCGCCGCGTTTTGCGCTGGCAAGCCTGCGAACGCCCCAAACTGATGGTTGCCATCAAACAGAAACAGCGAACCGGCTGACTCGATTCTGTCCCGCGTAATGAGCTTGGGGGCGCTGCTGTCCGTGATGGTCACGCCGCGCAAACGTAGTAATTTACCCATGGTTATACCCACTCCAATTCTATAAGACGTTGAAAGACCACATGGCCCAGGATCGTGTAGCCCGCCGCCCCCCAATGCGTGGGGTCGACCCGTAGCGAGCTGGGCACGGTTCCGTTTGCCATATCGATGATGTCCTGCGCCGTGGGCGTGATGCCCGCGTCGGCCAGGCCGTACTTGACCATGTACTGACGGATCGGAATAAAGCGCCGACCAAACTCGGCAAACCATTGCGCATCTTCGGCATCCTGAGCCGAAGTTCCACCCGGCTTTGAGATCACTAGGTAACGCTTATCCAAAGCGGTCATTTGCTGAATGAGGGCCTTGGCGTCCTGAATGGCGCGGGTCGTGTCAGGGCCATTCTGGCCAATCCAGATAAGATAGATGTCACCTCGTGCCTCGATTCCGACATCGAGATACATCGGCATCGGGCGATTGGCGACGACTTCGGGCCCTGCTGTCGCGCGGGTGAAGTAATAGGTCAGGACACCGCTGGATTCTGTTCGCGAAAATGTCCCGGGCACCGCCCCCAAGCGACCGGTGTAAGTGAGGTAGCCTTGCTTAAGAGGTGCCGGCATTTGTCCATTGATCGGTAACAGAGTGATTTCAAAGGGCGTGGTCGTCGCCGGAATCACCTCTGCCACTGGCAGCACCATAAATGGGTACCCCCCCATCCGCGCCGTAATGGTCACACTCGTCTCGCCGCCCACACCCCGGTTCGTCACCGTCCCGGGATGCCCTGCTGCCGTCAGCAGACTTTGCAGCACGCCCGTGTACGTGGTGCCGTTGCCCCCGGCACCCTGCGTCATGGAATCGCCGGGCGCCGTAAAGTTGGGCCCGGAAACCATCTTGAGAACGCCTTGAGTCCCGGCGTTATAAGTGGACGGCGCGCCGCCGATATCGCCTGGCAGCTTTTCGATAATGCACTTCATCGCGTAAGCGCTCGGCTTGCCGTCAGACCCCGCCTCCAACCACAGGCGACGATCATTCTCGTCGGCGATGGCAAAGGACTGATCATTTAACTCCGAAAGCGCCTCGATACCGACCGCCTCAAGGGACTCTGCAATCGCTTTTCCGGTAATGCCTTCTGCAAGAACAGGGGAATTTTCTTGCGTCAGGGTCGCGCCGATTTTACGCGCCGCATAAGGGGTTGGCCCCCCATCCAAACCGGCTTCAATCCACAGTCGATGATCGTTATCGTCCACCGTGGAAAGGGCATACCCCGTCAAATCAGAGTCCATTTCCTCAATGCCAATTTCTTCAATAGCCTTCGAGTTCGGGTAGCTATCCAATGGCTCCGCGACCCCACCGCCTTTATTTTTGTAAATGGCCACGTATTTGTTCGGCTCAGGGCTGAGCACCTGAAAGTTTTCACCGGGTGAAGTGGTTGCCAATCCGTGAGCGATATCGTCTTTAACCCCCCCTGAAATAACTGCAGCGTCTTGGGCGGTCTCTGCACGCACGGCTGCCGCTTCAGCTGCTTCGACTGTTTCGGCCACATCATTGAACTGCAAGTGCAAGCGATAATCTCTAGCGCCGCTTACCACTCGTACATCGTACAAACCATTCGGTGCTGCGAGCTGAACCAAACCGTTCTGATCCGCAAAGAATGGGTTCACTAAAGCAATGCCATTGGACTTCAACATTCCTGGTACCGGGCTTTCAGTACCGCGTTGGTACAGATAACAGACCGCACCTGGAAGCTTGTTACCCTGGTCGTCCTGGGCAAAAAAGTTCTTTAATTCCACTTTGTATTCCTTCGATTAAGCGGTGATGGGCTTCAACTGCTCGGCCAGCGCTATTGCTTCGGCGGCCTTGGCGGTGAATCCGTCGGCATCTGTAGGGCTGGGATTTGGTCCAGGCACATGGGTATGGCTGGCCAGCTGCAGGTTCATCTGCTGCACCAGGTCAATCAGATCGCAGAGCACCTGCAGGACGTTCACCCCTTCGGACCCCAGCCAGGTCTTCTGAGCCAGGCTGCGGCGAACGCCTTGAATTCGCTCCTGCAGGTCGCCACCGATCGCGGCGTTGTACTTGCGGCCCACCACCAGGTTGAGGTCGCGGCCAGTGGCCTGATGTAGGTCGTCCACGGCGGCGAGACTGGCGGACCCGGCCGAAAGCAGCTTGAGCGCGCCCAGTGCCTCGATCTTCTTGATGCCGCCGACCGACTCGGTCGAGTGGTCGTCGACCTGCAGCGTGCTGCTCTGGTGCCGCTCGGTGTTGTTTAGGCTCTCGATCTCACGCTCGATCGACTGGTCCCGGATCCGGCCGTCCGTTTGACGTAGCCAGCTACCATCGGCCTCCACACGCTGCTGAGAGGCTTCGCTGTGCTGCCAGACTTGGTCGCCCTTGGGTACCTTCGGTAAGCTCAGACCGTGGGGCAGGATCGTTTGGATGTACGGCTTGTGTGGCAACCCGTAGGCAAATCCGACCACCACCGTAGTGCCCTCCTCCGGAAAGCCGAAGAAGCCCATCTCATCCCCACCCAACGGCACGGGCAGCGGCACGCCGGACAAGGTCGGCAGATCGGTGTCGGGCTCACCATCGACGCCCAGCACCTGCAGGTCCACAGCGAAGCGCGGGCGAAAGTCGTCGCAGATCCCAGCGCCGGTCGGTGCATCAGCCACACCGACCACCCGGGCAAAGCGCGGCAGGTGGTAAGCACCGGAAAGTTCAGGGAATGCGCGCTCCACGGCGCGGACGATCACGTCTTCCATCGGATGCCCATTTGATTGCCGGACAGCGTCACATGCGTGATGCGCTCGCCCTGGTTGATGGTTGCACCAGGACGCAGCCCGGGAAGCGCCGCGATCATTGCGCTCTGGTTGCCCTGGTAGTCGTTGAACAGCTCCACCGGCAGCAGCAGCGCCGATCGAGCGCCGAAGAAACTGTGAGCCCAACTGCCCACGAATACCTCGCCGTCGCCCTGCTGCTGCCAGATGAAGTCATCGATGGCGAACACCTTGGCCAGCGTGTCCATCGCCTGATAACCGCCGGCCAGGTTGTAGAAAAATGGGGCCTTGGTTCGGGTGTAGGGTTGGTCCGGCACACGGAACTTCAGGCCGGTCTGGTTGCTGATCTCACCTAGGACCGTGCGCAGGTCGGCATGACGCAGGTTCATCGGCAGCGGGCGGGCCAGAATGCCAGCCATCTCGCGACAGACCAGAACCTGCTCCACCTGGTTAGCCTGGGCGCAGCGCTCCACATACCCGAGAAAATGCCGCTGCAGCGGGTTGTCGTTGTAGCCCAGGTCCAGGGTGACCAGACCCTTGACGGCGGCCGGTGCCTGGATGGTGAAGGTCGCCCGGCCCGGGCTGCCGAGTGTCAGGCGCACATCGTCCTGGACCAGGTGGTAAGCCTTGCCGTCAATGCTCAGCACTTTGTGCAGCTTCATGCTCATGAGCCGCTCCCCAGCCACTGATCGACTTTCTTCAGAGTGGCCTCGAAGCCCGTCAGGCTCTGGGTTTGCTCGCTGCCGTCAGTACCGGAGGAACCGGCGGAACCGCTCACGGCTTGCCCCGGGGCAGACTGTTGGGAAACGCCATTACCGGCCCGGCGGGTCTCGACGCGCTCAGGGTTCGAGAGCTTTTCGGCCAAGGTGAACTGGATCCGCCAAGCGGCCAGGGTGTCGTCTTCGCGAGCGCTGACCCCGTCCGTGAATTGCACCTGGCGCACACCGAAGGCAGCGGCGGTGTCGTTCACGACTCTATAGGTCTTGAGCTGGCCACCGCCTTCCGTGGCTTCGGCCAGGCTCATCAGGGTGCGCAGTTGCTCGGCTTCTTTGTACCGAATCGTCAGTGCCACGGTCAGCGTTTTCGGTTTGAACCCGTTGTGCGCGGTGTCGCTGTTGCTGGTTTGGCCGGACAGGTCACCGCTTTCGATGCGCAGGCTGGCCGTCACCTTGAGACCGATACCGCGGATCTGTTCACCGTCGAGTAGCAGCGTCATAGACCAACCAACTCCCGAACGAAACTCAAACCTTTGAGCGAACCCACCAGCAACACACCGGCGGACAGTGGCCATTCATGTCCTGGAGCGTCACCGGACAGCAGATCGCGGCGCAGCTCGGCCGCGTTGCCGGGTCCGAGCAGGCGGGCGCACATCGTGGATTCGGCGGTACCGCCGGCGAGCAGGTTCTTGAGGTCGGCCAGCTGCTGATCGCGGGCCTGCGCCTGGGAGGCCTTGCGGCTGGCCAAGGCCTGCAGATCGGATAACGGCGAGCTGTCGGCCACATAGCTTTCCAGCATGGCCAACTGCCCCGCCATGCTCTGGCTGGCGGCTTTGGTGATCGTGCTGCGTTCCAGGGGTAGCGTTGACCAGCGCGGCAAGGTTCCAGCCGAAGGCAACTCCCACTTTTCCGCGTCCAGGGCGAACAATCGTTCAGCGCGCCGCTCAGCCCGCTGCAGGTCCGCGATTGGCATCAGTGCATTGAATCGCCCCAGGGTGGCGGCGAACTGGTCGTAACGCGTGCCCATGAACATCACCACCAGGGCGTATTGCTCGCCGCCGGGACGGTTGTCGTCGCTGGTGTCCTCGAGCTTGGCGCCGAGGTGACGCAGCAAGTTGGGGGCCGACAGGTAGCGCTGTAGACCCACGCCATGGCCCACATCGCTTTGGAAGGGGGTGACGGTCAGACACAACGGTGCCTCGCTCAACGACTCGCTGAGCGCAGCACGGCCGGATTCGACCACGCCTGCAGCAGCGGCGCCGACCGGTCCGGGCTCGGTGGTGGCCAGTGAACCCAAGCTCAGCAACCGCTCCGTCGTGCTGACCAGCTCGCCGCCGGCCATCGTCTTGGCCGCGTCAAGATCGCTCAGCCACTGGGTGGCCTGCTCGGGCCAACGCATCGTGACATTGGTCCAGGTCATACCGGCATCGACTCCCATGTCAGGGAGTTGATCGCGTCCAGATCCTGCGCCAGGCGTGCGGCCTGCAGCTGCACGATCAGGTCGGCCACCTTCTGCAGGCGCAGCATTTTGAACTCGGTGAATTCGTCGCTGACCTGACGCAACTGGGCGGCGGTGTGAGGCCGGAAAACCTTGATGCCTTGCTCGTCATAGCAGGCATAGGGTCCGTTCAGGCCACGCAGGGCCATACCGGTGAGGTTGACCTGGTCGTCCAGTTCGGTGGAGTAGCAGTAGCGTTCGCCCAGGGCGGTGGACCAAAGCCCACCGGTGATCTCGCGCTGGCAGGCACTGTTCAAGGCTATCAACTGTTCCTGGTAGCGCAGCTCAACCACCGCCGGTATGTCGTCAATCCAACGGTCACCGGTCCAGATCTGCCCCGGGCCTGGCACTTCCAGGGTGTAACCAGCCGGCAACGCACCCAGGCGATCGACCACGATCGGGGCGCGGGTCTGGGTGTTGTAAGCGGTCAGCCCCTGATAGGAGTCGATCAACTGCCAGCGCTCGCCGTCCCAGAGCGCGGCCTTGCGTTCAGGGATGACCGGCGGCGCAATCTCCACACAGCGAGCAGGAATCAACCAGACATCGGGCTCAAGCGGCGAGGCATCAGCGGTGGTTTCGCCGACGTAAATACCCAGGTGATCGGTTTGATAGACGGTTTTGATGGTCATGACTGGGCCTCAATACTTGATGCAGGCGAGGTAGGCGGTGTTGATAGGCCGGGTTTCAGCGCCACCCGTAGCGTTGACGGTGATGGCATGCGCGTGATCGCCCACGGCGTTGATGGTGATGTTGTGCGCGTGCGCGCCTGCTGATGTGGTGGTGGTTGCAAAGGCGGGGGCGTCAGTCCCGTTCAGCGGGTTTCGGGGTTCTCCCGGAGTGCCATAGTCCGCCCCGTCCGGGGTGAGGTCGCCGTAGTGGACGTTGTGGGTGTGCGCGCCCTGGGAGTCGCTCGAAGCACCGTGTGTATGACCGCCGGCGCCGGCGGAGCTGGCGGTGTGCCCGTGGCTCTGGAGAGATCCGTCCTGATCGCTACCCACCAGGCGGCCCACATCGATACCCCGGCCGTCGTCCCCAAACCGTGGAAACTTGGCGCGTGAATCTCGAAGATTGAACGTGGTGACGCCGTCGCCGACGCCGAACTTCGTGCCGATCTTGGCGAACAGGCGGGCATAGGCCACACGCGACACGGCCGCCCCGTTCTCTTTGAGCCAGCCAGGAGGTGCCGTTGCCGTGGAGAACAGGCCAGTCATCCCGACCATTTCTTCATCCATGACCAGCCTGAGCGCCTGCAGCGCTTTGGTCGTTGCCAGGATCTCGCTGCTGTTCGACGTCGGGTCGTCGCTCTTGGCGTTGGGCAGTTCGCCCAGGTCCACGTCGTCCTTGGTGGTTGCTCGAGCACGCAACAGCGGATAGTCACCCACGCGGGCGGCGAAGTGCTTCACCAGTTCCTGGGTGATCGGCTGGCTGGTCCGCAGGTCGGTGATTTCGCCCGAAGTGGCCACGCTGGCCACCTCCACCAGGTAGTGCTGGACACTGTTGTTGTCCTGGTAGTCCGACTTTGCATCGCCGAACACCACCTGCCAGGTGGCGAGCACATCGCTGGCGACTCGAGTCAGCGACACATCCAGCCAGGCCTTGGCGGGCAAGGCGGGTAGCTGGGTCAGCACGGGTTCAGTCAGCTGGACCCGAATACCCTCGACATAGGCCACACCAGCCTTGAGCTGGAACAAGTCGAAAGCGTTGCGTTCCATCTGCAGGCTGTCGGCCAGGAAGCAGGCGCGGCCAAACACGTCGCGGTTGCTCAACCGCTCGCGAGCATCGATGCCAGCCAGTCGCACCGTGAAGTCATGCTGCCAGGTGCTCGCATCCACCACGATGCCAGTCAACGCTTGGGCGCCGGTGAACTCCACCAGGAAGTTGCGAGTGAGGTTGTTGCCGATTTGCTCCGGCGGGATGTTCTTGCGCTTCTGCTGCAGCGGCACGTAGGCAACGGCGAACAGCACGTTTTCAGCCGTCTCCAGACCGATCCAGTTGAAGTCCCAGTCGCCAATGTCGGAACTGACCATCAAGCTGTAGATCACCTGGCGCGGGCTGACATAGCCTTTGCGGTTGACGTTGGCGGTGTAGACGATCTGCGCGGCAGGCGGCTTGCCGGCGGCGCGATCGACCACACTGGTCGGATCCAGACCAGGCACGTTCGCCAGGACGAAGCGCGCAACCTCCAGGACTTCCTGCGCCCCTTGTTTCTGGGCGATCAGGCTTTCGCCGGCGAGGGTAATGCTTGCTCCCATGGGTGCTCCTAAAGGGGGTCAGTAACAATGGTCACGATGGCCAGCTCGTTGATCTGCACCAGGCGAGGCGTTTGCTCGTCCAGGGCGGCGATCAGCGTTTGCTGGTCATCGTTGAAGTGGGCCACGCCAAAGCTCAGGGTCACCGGGGTGATGGTGACGAAGTCATAGCGGCGACAGGTTCGGCCGTACTGCTGCATCAGCACGCGCAGCAGCACTGGGTTTTCGCTCAGTTGGCTGTCGGTCAGGTGCAACAGCACCACGTCCCAATCCAGCCCGGGCATGCGCTCCTCGATCTCGACATAGCCAACGCCCAGGCGCTGGAAAATCCGGACCATGCCGGCCGTGCTACCGGCATCGACGGCGTTGATGAAGGCGTACTTGACCCGCAACCGATACAAGCGCTCGGGCTCGCCGTGGAAGCGCTGGATATCGCGCTGCCAGGCCAGCAGATCGAGCACGGACAGGTGGCACGTCTCGGCGTCCAGCTGCAGCAGCGGCCAGTTCAGCCAGCCTTCGGCCTTGCTCCACCACGACTGCGCGGCGGCCTTGAGCTTGGCCAGCTCCGGGCCATCCAGCCAAAACGGCAAAATCAACTTAAGCACCGATGGCCACCTCGACTCCGGACAGGCGCGGGATGGTCAATTCCGAGATGATGTCGGCGTTCTCGAAGCGCAAAGAGTCAATGCCCAGGAACTGCTCATGCAGCTCTTCGCCCAGGCGGCTGAAAGAAAACCGCGACTGCGGGTAGGTGACAGTCGGCTGGTAGTCGATGGCCGTGCTCTCGCGAAAGGCAGCGCGGATGAACAGCTCGATATCGCTGAGCAGTGCGGCATGCTGCTCGATACCCACCTGGGCCTTCGGCCAGACCGTCAGGCTGATGGTGTGCAATGTCTCGGGCATCTGCTGCACCAGGAGGTCATCGCCGTGGCCATGGTTGCCCTGGTCGCGGATGTAAGCATTGATTGTTTCCAGGTAAGTCGCCGCCGGCGCATCCGCTTCAAACAGCACCAGGGCATTGGCGCTGCCGGGGCCCCGGGGCGCGTTGTGCTCGAAGTAGACGCCATCAGGCTGCACGCCCGGAAAGGAGGCAATCATGGCGCGGTACACCGCATCGGTGTGCCACTGGTTGACCGCCGAGAACTGGTTGCGCGTGCGCAGACGCAGATCGTCGTCGTGCTCGGTATCTGCCCCGGGCATGGTCAGCCAGCCATCGGCGTTGACCACCTGGACCACGCCCGGTACCGGCTCCGGCAGAATGGAGAAATAGCCCGGTGCCAAGTTGAAGCCGCTGCCGGCTTCTTTGGCCACGGCCGGAACCAGCAACTGGGCCGCCCCATCGGCAAAGGTCGCTGCAGCGCTGGTCAGCAGCTCGTAAACGTTGCCGTTGATGGCGATCGACTGCACCCGGGTGCCGGCCGGAACTTCCAGCGTGCCGGCGATCGCGCTGCGGGTGAACAGCAACAAGCCTTCTGCCTTGGTGGATGGCTTGCGGGTGACGTCCACCGCCCAGGCCAGCATATCCAGCCACGCCTTCTCAGCCGTTTTCACGAAGAAGTTCGGCAGCACGGTGGCTACCAGGAACTCGATCAACCACATCACTGGCTTGGTCACCAGAGCGGTGACTACCCGCCAGAACGGCGACCAGGCGCCGGTGTTGCTCAGCTTGCTGCCCTGGGCGACCACTTCCGCTTCCCAGGCCTGGCGAAGTTTCGCCTCGGTGGTCGGGATGCCGGCATCGGCCAGCGCTTGCTTGAAATCTACGTCGCTCACAACACCACCTCGACGGATCCGAATGCTACGGTTTTTGCGGTGACCAGGTACTGACCAGGGGATTGGGTGATGATCCGGACGGTGCCCGGTACCAGGCGTTCATCGGTCTCCACCAGCAGCTCCAGCTGCTGGATGCAGTCGGCCTGGCGAAAGCGATCGCGCTCGGCGACCAGCGTCACCAACAGCCCGCTTTCGCGGATCATGTGGGCAATGTCCTGGGCGATGCTGGCCCGGTCCTCGACCAGCACGGGCTGGTTGGACGGGTCCAGCGTCAGGTCGTTGTTGGTGATCAGCAGGTCGATATAGAGGCTCATCCGGCCACCCCCATGCTGATCATGTTTTCCAGCTCCATCGGGGTCATGGGCTTGGCCGTGTGGATATTCACGTTCTCCACATGGGTGCCCTTATTCTGGGTCTGGGTGGTGTTCTGGATGGTCTTGAGCAGGCCGCCCTGGGGTACGGCTGTCGGCCGGTTCGGCGAGAGGCTGCCCACGCTGCTGTTCATCGACTCCTTGGCTGCCATGGCGCGATCGCCACCGTCAGGCAGCGAATCGGTCAGGCTGCCCAGGTGCGCGTCGATGCTCACGCCGGGGATCTTGTTCAGCATCTCGACCAGGCCATTGATCGCGTTCTGGAAGATCGACGCGATGCCGTCCCAAGCAGCCTTGGCCATGCTGGACCAGCCCCCCATGCTGCCGAACCAGTCCGATACGGCCTTCAACTGGTCGACCACCCACTTGAACGCCTCCGTGTTCATCAGCGCGGTGGTCCAATCGTCCCAGTAGTAAATGGCGGCAGCCACGGCTGCGACCAGGGCGACAACGCCCAGGACAATCAACAGGACCGGGTTGGCCATTAGCGCGCCGTTGGTGAGCCAGATCGCCGCCTGCCACAGCAACATCGCACCGCGAACCAGGCGACCATCGCAATCAGCCCAACGGTAAAGGCCGCGATCATGACCACGTGATAGAGGAACATCGCGATACTTTTGAAACCGGTCCAGGTCAGCACCTTCCAGATGGTGAGCATGGACAGCCAGACCATCTTGCTGGCCCCCACGGTGAAGGTCAGCAAGGCCATACCAGCGATCAGTCCCAACACCGTCAGCACGGTGATACCGACCACCCGCGAGATGTTCGGGAACAGCTGCGACCAGCGCAGCAGCGTGCCGGCGATCCCCGTCAGGCGCTCCATCAGTGGCGCAAGCATCGGAATCAACGCCTGGCCGAAGACGATGCGCAATGCCTGCACCGCCGCACCAAACTGCTGCCATGGGTCCACCATGGCCTTGGCCATGCGTTCGGCATTCTCCAAGCCGCGGACTTTCCCCAACTGTTCGATGCCATTACGCAGCCGGTCAGTGTCCTTGGCCAGGGCGCCGATCACCTGCGCACCCTCCCCGCCAAACGCATCCATCAGCTTGGCACCGGCGGATGCGCTGGTAAGGTCGCCATACTTGCCTTCCAACTTGGCCAAGATGTCCAGCATCGGCAGAGCCTTGCCCTGTTGGTCGGTGAATTTCATGCCCAGCTTTTCAGAGGCCGCACCGATGTTCTCGAAGAACGCCTTGTAGCGGCCGCCGGCATCGCCGCCTTCCATGGTGCTGCTGAGCGAGCCGATCACCGCCATCTGCTCGGCCAGGTCCACGCCGGCGGTGGTGGCGATCGCGCCGACTTCCTTGAAGGCATCCTTCAACTGGGCGCCATCGGTGCGAAACAGCTGTACCGCCAGCGCTGTCTGCCCACCCAGCTTCTCTACCCAGGTGTTCTTGCCCATGGCGTCCGCCTGGGTCTTCTGCAGGTTGTAGAGGGTGCCGACGTAGTCGCTCATGGTGTCGGCGTCGGACTTGGTGGCCTTGGCCAGCAGGTTGCTGGTGTTGGTGAACACCGCCAACTGGTTGCCGGCCAGACCCTTGATCGCGCCATCGATCTTGTACGCCGAGGCCACAAAGGCCTGGGCGTTCTCGCCGTAGTCCACGGAAAACTGCAGGGACTTCTGCTGCAGCGACGTCAGCGCGTCCTCAGCCACGCCCAGGGAGCGAACCTCGCCCAGGGCGCGGTTCATCTCCAGGGCAGGCTCCAGTGATTCAGTGATACCCGTGGCCGCGCCCCAAACACCGGCCAGGCCGACGCCCATCTGCTTGATGTTCTCCTCGCTCTGATCAGCGAGCTCGGAAAAGCTCATCTTCACCCTGGCCAACGGCGCGGTAACCTTGTCAGTCAAGGCAAGGATGAAATCGAGACGGGAGCTGCGATCTGCCATGGTTCTCTATCCGTTAAACGCATGGGCAATGCCGTTGGCTACGGCGATTTCCATGCGTTTCCAGTGTTCGTCTTCCAGCCACTTGGCCGTACCCATGTTTTCGATCGTGGGTTCTGCACCAGGTAGCCAGCGATTGGTCAGGGCCATCAACTGGCCCAGGCCGTCTTCCTTCAGGCGCTCAGCGTGGCTGAGCGCTTTTTTACGATGATGTCGATGTCAGGGGCATACTCCTCGAGCAGAGAGCCCACCAGCTGCATGGTCATGACCGGGTTTTTCAGAAGCTCCTTGAGGGTGGCGCGCTCGTCCTGGTGCACAGTGCCGACCAGGAGGTTGTGCGAGGGCGAGACCTTGTTGTTGGCGGTCATGCTGTTGAAGTACTTGGTCACGTCCTGCGGGGTCAGGGTGAAGTTGAATTCCTGCTCGCCCACTTCCAGGGTGATTTCGCGGCGTTCGGTCATGGCTGTTGTTCCATTGGTTCAGGTTTAAAGGGGTCCACAGCGGCTATCGCTGACAAACCTTGAGAATGTGGTCCTGCAGGCCCAGCACCATCGATCGGGTCAGGGCGAGCTGGTTTCGGAGGGTGAAATAATCCGATCGAGCGTCTGCTGCGAGTTCGGCGGTTCCTGCATCAGCCAGGCTGCCGGCGCCGGAATCGGTGGGCACTGGGGCTGGGCAGGTAGCTTTGACGCGCAGCCGCTGACGGCCATCGTCAACAGCGCGCTGCAGGCGAAGGTTGTTGTCTTTCTCATCGTTTAGCTCCTGGGTACGCTGCAGGTCGATTGCATCGCGATTGGCCAACATCTCGCCGCTGACCTTGGCGGCCTCGCGCAGGCCGGTCAGTTCGTACTGGGCGGTGTCGAGTTCGCGGCGCGCTTCGTCGCGCTGATCGGCCACCAGGTCGAAGCCGACCCAAGCCAATAGCCCAATCAGGAGCACGAAAAGCACCAGGCGCACGGGGGAAATAGTCATTGAATGCAAAGCTCCGCTTCCGCCAAGCGCCGGTTGTGCAACCCAGGTACGAACAACTTGCGGCCCTGGGCATCGGTGACATACGCCCAGACCGGGGTTTTGCCATCAGCGCCCCAGGCCAAGGCCTTGCAGCCTTCGGCAATGCGTCCGGCGTTGATCAGGCCCACTGCACGACTGGCGCAGGTGCTGGGCACGCCCACGTTGTGGCCATGGCTGCTCAGCGCGTCAAAAGTGTTTTGACCGACCTTGGGGTTGGTCAGGCAATCGGCCAGGGCAAGCTGCCCTTTCTCGATCACCAGCTGCTCCACCTCAGCGCAACGAGCCGCTGACCAGTAGTCACCGACAATCACGGGATAAGGGCTGGTGTGGCGGGTGATGCCCTTGCACACAGTGGGCAGACCACGGGCCAGCTTGTCCGGATACACGACGTTTTGACCGTCGCCTTCCCACTTGCCCAGAAAGCCGATCAAAGTGGCGCTGGCCAAGGCAATGGCGCCGGTGGCGATCTTGTTGCGCAGGTTCATAACTTGCGCTTCCAGTCGCGCAGCATCTGACGGTACTTAGGGGCCAACAGCAAAATCTGCAGCACCATGTAGAGCGCGGTCAGCATGTAGGCTACTGCCGACCAGTCGACGGCACCTGTCGCACCGGTAGCAGCCACGCCGATTGCCGGTGACGCCTTTACGAATGCAATGGCGGTGTCCTGAGCGGCCTGATTCGTGCTCATCGGCGAACCTCTTTCTCAAAAATTGACTGGCATGGCACGCAACGCAAGATCCCGCCGAGCGCCTGGCGCGCTTTTGGGATCTCGCCGTCACAGTCCAGGCATTCGCTACGGCTTGGCCCGTTCGGGCGCGGCTGGGCCAACTGGGCGGCAATAGCCTGGTCACGTTGGCGTTGCTCCGTTGCCTGGGCGCGATCGAACGGGCAAGTCATCAGCTCAGCCCCTCAATCTCGGTAGAGTCGAGATAAGGCACGCCATTGATGTGGACGAAGTCCGGGCTGGTGACGTCGAACGGCACCTTGTGCTTGGACGTCTCCCCGCCTTTGGTATCGATGTTGAGCAGGCTCGATACGCGCAACTTGCAACCGAAGGCCTCCACACGCAGCTCGTCCACGGGGGTCTTGGCGAAGAACACCATGTCGAACGTTTCCAGCGCCCGGAAACTGCCGGCAGTGCGTGCAGCGTCGATCAACAGGTTGAAGTTGGCGGTGTCGAATTCCATCTCGCCGCCGGCGGCCACGTCGCCGTCAACGTGCCCATTGGGCACGCCTCGCGATTGCGCCACGGCGGTGTTGTCGGTGATATCCAGGGTGCAGGTTTGGACGTGAATCAAGCTGTCGCCCAGGTTCACGTCGAAGTTTTTGCCGCCAATGCGTGCAGACATGCGGGATTACTCCGAATCGTCGGTGGAAAGGTCGAGGGCGATGTTGGCCGTCAGATCCTTGGGGCAGTTGTGCGGCCGCAGCGTGATGTAGGCCTCGATCTTGGTCTTGCTCTGCCAGACCAGGACAATGTCGCCGTCCTTGGGTGGCTGGATCTCGCCGGGGAACACCTGGCCTGCGAAGGTCACGGACTTGGCCATGGCCCGCAGCGGCGCCATCAGCGCGCTGGTGTTGGCGGCCATGCTGTTGGCCGTGTTGTTCAGGCGGCGATCGCCCACCCGCTGGATCAGCAGGATCCGCACCTTCCGCGCCGCCTTGTCGGCCAGGCGCAGGTACTCGACCACCTGGTAGTCGCTACCTGGGGCATCAAGCATGTTGGCGTCGGCCCAGAACACGCCGGGATAGTCCGGATAGGTCTGAGTGACCGAGAAACGCGCAGTGTCCAGCTCGGCGCGGATCGCGGAGGGCAACGGGATCGACTCGGAGTCGACCGGAACAGCGCCCAGGCCAAGCACGGCACCGGTGGCCACGCGCATGGGGCTGTCGGCAATGCTCACGGCCGCGTTGGCCAGGCGGCCAGCCAGCACGCCCTGGTCGTTGCCGTGCAGCAGCGGCACGACACACACACGCGGTGCCGCGATGCTGTCGGTGATCTGGCGTTGTTCGGCCAGGTACTGCGTCCAGGTCTGCACCAGCTGGATACCGGCGGTGGCCGCAATCACAAAGGCGCGGCGACCGTAGGTGTTGTTCAGAGCCACAGCCGCGTCATGCATGGCGGTCAGCTCGGCACCAGTGGTCACCGGCTTGGTGATGATAATCGCCTCGACCGAATAGCCTTGCTGCTGAGCGTGAGTCAGTGCGTCTTGCCAGTTGCCATCGGCAGCGATCGGCGCGGCCAGGCAGGCCCAGCGGTCGCCACCATTGGCGCGGGCAGCGGTGACCTGGGTTTTCAGGCTGCTGTCGGGAATGCCCAGCTGGACCGCAAGGTCGCTCTGGGTGTTAAGCGGAATGAGCTGGCCGACGTTTTTAGCGCCTGGCCCGATGAAGAGGAAATAGCGCTCGATCTCGGTCACGGCACCTTGGCCGAGGTTGAGATTGTTGACGCTGACTTTGCCGAGTGCCATGCAGTGCCTCGCTAGCGGGGTGAGTTGAGGATTTGTTGCAGCACCTGGTTGAGCAGCAGACGGGTGTCGCGCTCAGTGCTTGCGCCGAGGAACTGGCGTTTGGGCAGGGTGATTTCCCAGCTTTGCTTGCCGGTTGATTCGGATTGTTCTTCGCTGAGGATGCGGATCAGCAGCCCGGCCTGGGCGTAGTTCACATGCTCCAGGATCCAGGCCACCGGGGGCCGGCTCAGACTCTTCTTGCCCGCTTGGCGCACCTTGAAACCCAACCGACGCAGGCGCTTGGCCTGCTTTTCGGTAGCAGCCAGGCCTTCAGGAACCCGGTTCCAGCGCTTCATCTGGGCAGCGGTGCGACGTTCGGATGTGCCGTTATGCTGCTGGGCAGCGACCCAGCTGGTCAGCGCATTGCGCCAGCCCAGGACAGCCTGGTCAGGCGTCACGCTGGTGACCTGCAGCAGCTTGCCCAGGCCGGCTTCCATCTTCTTCTTGCCCTTCCCCGGATTCTTGCGAGCTTCGAAGGGCGAGCCGTCCAGGTTCTGCTGGTTGCGGATGTTCTTGCGGCTCATGGTGCGTACGCGCTTGCTGACGTTGTTCAGCAGCCGCCGGCGCAATTGCGGCGGAAGACTGAGCAATGCCAGTTGCTCACGCACGCCCAGTTGGCCACGCACGTCCAGCTCAAAGGTGCTACGCGCCATGGGTGGCCACCTCGCCCTGCTCCGCGACCCAGAGGACAAACGGGATGAATGACCAGGTGGTGTCGAACGCCTCGATCTCGCCGGCCGGATCTTCGGCGAGATACTGCGGTTCAACGAACTCCAGGGTGATTTCGACGTCGGCCAGGTCCTGGTCGAGCATCTCGATGGCGAATGCCGGAGCGGCCAGATCTTCATCGCGATCGGGGTCATTGCTGGCCAGCCAACTGCCCACCAATGCCATCAGTCGGCCAGGGTGATCGGCGAAGCGCTCCATGATGATGACAGCGCGATAGCGCATATCACCCATGTGCAGACCGGCCACGTCCGGCTTCCAGATCAGCTCCAGGTTGACCTGATCAGTGAAGCTGTCGAGCTGCTCAGGCAGTACCAGTTCGCGCTCGATCAGGTAGGTGGTAAGCGCGCGCAGCTTGTTCATAGCAGCGCCGCCGTGATGCGGCCACGGCCCTGCAGCGTGCGGACGGCCTGCTGACTGAAGGCCAGGAAGGTTTCCTTGCGCTCGGGGTCTTCTTTGCCGGTGTTCTCGGCGATTTCCCGGCGGGTGACGGTGGCGAACTGGGGCAGCAGGCTGGCTTTGGCGCGGGTGTAGACGGCGCGCTTGTAGAGCATGACCTTGTAGGCGTAGCCAAATTCGGCAGAGGTAGCCACGCCAGCTACAGCCTCTAGGTTCGATACTCCAGAAACCTGCAGGACGGATTTCACGGTGGCCAGATCGGTGTTCACCTCGATCATGGCCGTGGTCAGCTCAGTGACCAGCAGCTCAACCAGGTACTCCGCCGGCAGGCGGTACCCCTTCTGGAACTCGGACACGGAGAGGTTCGGCCAGAAGCCGTCATTCTCAATTGCCTGCTCCACAAAGGTGGTGGGTTTCCCGGAAAAGCTCATTGCTGGGCACTCAAATAGAGGCGAGAAAACTGCTTCAGTGGGTCAGGCCATAAATGGTTGGCTCACATCCACAGTTTCTCGCCGGGGGGGGTAGTCGGTTATTCGGTGGCCGGTTTGGCCGGTTGTTTTTTCAGTGCACGCAGGCAGTTTTCGACGCGGGTACCCACGCCGGCACTCGGATACAACTCAGTGGCGCGTTTAAAGTGCAGTAGCGCGGTTTCCCACTCTTTGGCCTCCATGGCGCGGATGCCGATCAACTTGTGGCACTTGGCTGGAATCTGCTCCGTCAGATCCCATTCACCATCAACACGGGGCAACAAGTCAGACAGGTAAGGCTCCGGGCTGCGCTTGGCGTTGTATTCCGCGTAAGCCCAATCGATCACGGCATCTGCGACAAAGGTCTGAATGTCGCGGCGCTTAAATCGCTCAGGCATCTCCTGCCCCTGCTCCATCGCAAAGTCGGCCAGCTCCAGGCCGTCTTCGAACTGTTCGGTGTCGAACAGCCAGACCATCACCTGCACCAGGACGCGATTCGGAAAGTTCATGCCCGATTCGCAGTAGCGCTGTACGTATTCCTGGTACTTGGGTAGCAGCTCGTCACGCTTGAGCGATTGGCGCCCAGCCAAGCCCTTAATGGCACTCAGCCGTTCAAGGTCTTGATCCAAGGCTGCTTCCTGCAACATCAGATGCTTGCGGGCATTGGCCGGGCTGCTCAGGGCATCGGAAGGCGAGTACGCCACCGGTGCACCTGCAGCAGCGGCTACTGCAGCAACACCCACGGCCAGGGTGCGGCGCTTATGCGCCAGGGCCAGACTCACGCCACCAGCTCCACGTTTTCGGTCAGCGCGAATTTCTCCAGCTGCTCGATCACGTAACCTTCATTGCGGCTGTTGTAGTCCTCGACGCGGGAGCGTTTCGGGTTATCCACCGTCTGTTTGCGCCAGCTGGAGTCCTGGAAATAGATCGACAGGTTGTCGAAGCTGGTGACCAGTACGGCATTGACGGGGAAGAACGGCACACTGAACGCCGGCATGCCGCCATAGGTGGCGATCACCTGGGCCTCTTCAATGCGTTCTTTTTCGGTAGGTACATCGCCTTGTTTGGCGTAGAGCTTGGCCTTGTCGGCTGCCAGCAGGTCGGTACCAATGATTGCTACCAGGTCGCCACCGTCGCGAAGGCGCTCGTCCACCATTTGCTTGGTGTCGTGTACCAGGGCATCGAGGTTGGCGTAGTCGCCGCCCACACCCAGCAGCACCTTGCCAGCAGTCTTGCCTTCCTTGAGCACCTGAGCCGGGATCTGTTCGCGGGCCTGCTGCAGCCAACCCTTGTTCACGTCCTGCAGCATTGGGTTTGCGGCGATATCGGTCTGCGCGGCAGCCGAGGTGCCATGGAAACCAATCATGATGCGGTCGAGAGCGATCTGCTTTTGCACAGCCGCGGAATAACGCTGGTGAAAGTCCGGAAACTTCGCCCAGGCGTCAATTTTCGCGTATGGCATCCCCACATCGGATTCGGTGGAATGCAGTTCGTAAGTGGTCTGGTCCAGCGCCGAAACATCTTTGGCAATGCGATCAGAGGTGTTGGTGTTGGTACGGCCAGTGACCGGACCGGAAACACCGATGAACACCTTCTGACCTTTGATCTCGGTCACCGGGATGATGTTGATGCGCTGCAGGAAGTCCGACTTGGCGGTGATCGCGTCGTTCAGTTCCTGGGCAATGGTCGGATCGACACTGAATTGCTTGCTGGCCAGCTCAACACCGTAGTTTTCGGCGATATCGAGCAGCAGCTGTGCAAACATCTTGGCGCCGTACGCGCTCAGAGAATACGCCATATCAAAGCACCCGCTTTTTGGTGGTCGCCGCTGGACCAGTGGTTTTTGGCAGCTGACGCCCGGTAGCGGTGTTCTGCAGGGTGGTGAACTGCTTTTGCAGGTTCGACAGTGCGGCCAGCACGGCCTTGTTGGAAGCACCGCCGTTACGAGCGAATTCGCGATCTGCTTCTGCAGTAGTGACGATCTCGTCCACTGCAGCACTCACGTCGTCGATCGGGGCTTGATCGGGTTCTGGTGCATCTGCGGCTGCAGGCTCAATCACGGCCTGAATGCCGGCGGCGACAACCAGCAGCTGCGCCAGCAGGGCTTTTAAGGCCGTTGCAGTAGCTTCATCCATTGGGGGTTTGCTCTCGGTTGGGGGGTCGGTTTTGTCGTCGGCTGCTGGGGGCTCGACAGCGAAGCGCTTGAATAGGCTGGTGATCATCGTCGCCAGCTTGACGAGCTCGCCTTGGGGCTTTTCTTCATTCAAGTTGCCCAGCTCAACAGAGGCGGCGTAGTACGCGGCTTTGTTGGTGCGGTTCGAAAAGTACAGTTCCTGGGTGCCCAGGCTTGCCGGTTGATCGGTGACGGCCAGGCCGGTGAGATAGGCTTTGCCGGAGTTTGCGAAGTTCGGGAGGATCTCGACGCTGGTGAACAGTTTTTCGCCCTGATCGTTGAGCCAAAGCAGCTTTTGGTTCGGCTTGAGCTGGGCTTCTAGCGCAACTTGGCCAGGCTCCAGATCATCTGCTTCCTCCACCAGGCGCACCGCAAATACAGTGCCGTGGGAGCCGCTCCAGCGTTCGTGCTCGGCCCAGATCACAGCCGTGTATTTGGATGGTGAGTACGTCTCAGCGACATCGCGCAGTTCCTGGGGAAGGATCTCTCGGCCATCTACGGTCGGGCCGCTGGTGGCGACACGTTTCCAGAACGAAACAAGGGAACGGGGCATGGGCGATAACTGCGCTCAATCGGTGATTTGAGCCGCCACGATATGGAGCCGTTGAGCTCTGAACAAACGATTCAACTGCGCGCTCCTCCTATATTCGACTTATAGGAGGAACGCGGAATTTAACACCGCGTTTACTGCGTTTTCGCCGCATAGACTGCGGCCCATGCTCTACTCAACCGAAGTAAAAGAAGCCGCTAAACGCCTGTTTCTACGCCGCTGCAAGGCGAAGGAAATTCAGGCGCAACTCAACCTGCCTAACATCCGGATCGTCTACTACTGGATTCGCCAGGGTGGTTGGGAAGACATGCTGTCGGATGAAGAACCGCTGACGGCGATCGGCCGGCGTATCACCCTGCTCCTGGACAAGACCACAAGTCTGAGCAAGGACGATCTGAACGAACTGGACCGGCTGACCAGCATTCGCGAACGCCTTCTGAAACAAGCGGCCAAACCATCGCTGGCACCAAACTCAGACGGTCCGGTTGAGCCCCAAGAACGCCGCCAGGCCTCACGTGGGGAGCGCTCCGGTCGAAGGGATAGTGGCGAGAAGAAACGAGAAAAGAAGGCCAAGAACGATATCAGCGGCCTGACCGAAGTGGACTTCCTGGATAAGTTCATCTCCAAGATGTACCGCTACCAGCAGGAACTGTTCGCGGCCAAGCAAAACCCGCTGACCTGCCGGATCCGGAACATCCTCAAAAGCCGCCAGGTGGGTCTGACCTACTATTTCGCCGGCGAAGCGTTCATGGACGCGGTGCTGTCCGGCGACAACCAGGTGTTCCTGTCGGCCAGCCGATCGCAATCGGAGATTTTCCGCAGCTACATCATCCAGTTTGCCCAGCAGTGGTTTGGCATCGAGCTGACCGGCAACCCCATCACCCTCAGCAACGGCGCCGAACTGCGCTTCCTCAGCACCAACAGCAGCACCGCCCAGGGCTACCACGGCCACGTTTATGTGGACGAGTACTTCTGGATCCGCGACTTCGAGAAACTCAGCACCGTGGCCAGCGCCATGGGCACCCACAAGAAGTGGCGCAAAACCTACTTCTCGACGCCCAGCGCGGTGTCACACCAGGCCTATCCGTTCTGGTCCGGCGAAGAGTTTCGCAACAGCAAGCGCGGCAAAAAGGCCGGCGGCACCTGGCCCGTCGAAGCGGCGTACACCCAGGGCGCGCTGTGTCCGGACGGCCAATGGCGCAAGACCGTCACCATCCAGGATGCCATCGACGGGGGTTGTGATCTGTTCGACCCCGAGCAGCTGCAGTTGGAGTACGACGAGGACAAGTTCCAGCAGCTGTTCTATTGCAAGTTCATCGACAGCTCGCAGAGCGCGTTCGGCCTGAAAGACCTGGAGCGCTGCTACTCCGACCTGACGTTGTGGGAGGACTACAAGCCCGACGACGATCGCCCCTACGGCAACAGCCCCGTCTGGATCGGCTACGACCCCAGCCGCACTCGCGACGACGCCACTTGCGTGGTCATTGCCCCGCCACTCGAAGCTGGAGCGAAGTTCCGCATCCTGGAGAAGCACAGCTGGCGGGGGCAGTCGTTCAAGTACCAGGCCGAACAGGTCAAGAAGCTCACCGAGCGCTTCAATGTGCAGCACATCGGCATCGATACCACCGGCATCGGTTACGGCGTGTTCGACCTGGTGCGCGACTTCTACCCACGGACAACGTCGATTCACTACAGCCTGGAAACGAAAAACACGCTGGTCCTCAAGGCGCAGGACACGATCCAAGGCAGCCGCATCGAGTGGGATGCCGGCTGGACCGATGTTGCCCAGGCGTTCCTGACCATCAAGCGCGGCACCACCGGCAGCGGCCAGATCACCTACAGCGCTTCGCGCACCGAAGCCACCGGTCACGCCGATATTGCCTGGGCAATCATGCACGCCCTGGCGAACGAACCCTTGAACACGAACAAGCGGCGCCGGAGCCGCTACATCACGAGCGGAACCCATGCCCAACCGACGCAAAAAGCACCAGGTCAATCAGCAGCCACGCCAGCAACAGCCAATGCGCATGTTCACCTTCGGGGAACCCGAACAGGTGCTCAGTGGCAACATCGGCGAGTATGTGGGGGTGTTTCCCAGCGACGACGGCGAGATCTACAAGCCGCCAGTGTCACGCACGGGTCTGGCCAAACTGTTGCGAGCCAACGCGCACCACGGCGCCATTCCGAAGTTCAAACGCAACTTGCTGTTGCGTGAGTTCATCCCTTCGGACGGCTGCAGCGCTCAGACCATGGGCCGCGCAGGTCTGGACTACATGGTGTTTGGCGAAGCGTACCTCTACCGGGATACCAACGCTTTCGGCCAAGTCCTGGAGCTGCAGCACCTTCCAGCGATCAACATGCGGGTCAAGGTAGGTGGCGGCTTCAGAATGCTGCTGCCGGACAACAAGTTTATGGACTTCGAACAGGACGAGATCGAGCACGTCATGGACTACGACGTGGAGCAGAACATCTATGGCATCCCGGACTACTTGGGCGGTCTGCAGGCGCTACTGCTCAACGAAGCAGCCACCCTTTTCCGCCGGCGTTACTACAGCAACGGCGCGCACGCGGGTTACATCTTCTACACCAACGACCCGGATCTGACCGAGGAGGACGAAGACAATCTGCGTGCCCAGATCAGCTCCAGCAAGGGTGTGGGCAACTTCCGCTCGATGTTCGTCAACATCCCCAACGGCAAGGAAAACGCCATTCAGATCATCCCGGTGGGCGACTTCCAGGCCAAAGACGAACTGGAAAAGGTGAAGAACATCACGCGCAACGACGTGATCGCCGCCTGGCGTATGAACCCCGCACTGGCCGGCATCATCCCGGAAAACAACGCCGGCTTTGGTGATATCGAAAAGATCGATCGGGTGTACACCAGCAATGAAATCCGGCCGATCTGTCAACTTTTCGACCAGGTGAACGACAGCTTGCGAGGTGACAGGCGAATTAGCTGGAGAAATCCTGATTATGCAGATGATTCAACTACATCCAGTGCTTAGCTAAGAGATTACCACTACATACTGTGGCAATATAGCGGCGATTGGTTGCCCTGGGGAGGGACACAATGCGAGTTACATGCAAATGCGGACACAAGGGCCGGATCGCTTCGCGAGAGCAGTTATCTGAGGATTTTTCGAAGCTGTACTGCCAGTGCCTGGACGCAAAGTGCGGGCACACATGGGTCGCGAATCTGACGTTTTCACACACATTGAGCCCATCGGCTCAGTCATTCGAAAGGATGTTGTTTGACCGCTTGAGGGATATGCCCAGGGCAAAACAGCGGGAGTTGTTTGAGCAGCTTGGATCACAGGCGGTGGCGTGAGGCGCAAACGCCGACTCAAGGTTGTCGGCGATCGGTTACATGGAATGGGCTATCAGCGATCGGGAATATCAGCTGATGGCGGGTTCTTTGGGGTTGGTCGCGAGTACTTTGGACATCCGCTTGAGTTGAAGTTGCTCCGGCTCATTCAACAGGCGGAACAGGCGGATAAGGCGACGTTCAATTTCTGACAGATCCAGCCATTCGAACTCATTGGTTTCAACGCTGACGAGTTCAGTTTTCGTGCGATCCAACATGCTTACTACTCCATAAGGTGCATTGCTGAATCGACGTTGACGGGGCTGGATCGGGCTTTAGTACAGGGGGTCGACGAATGACATACATGATTTGTTACAAGTTAATTCCGATGACGGGCGGCGTCGTCGGCCATGGCTTGCAGGAAACGACGAATCGCCTCCTGGTCGAATGGTGTGATGCTTCTGTATTGCTTTACCAGCAGGTCTTCGACGTTGCTGAGAGCGTCCACCGCCAACGTAGTGCGCAAGCCATTGAGAATATAGGGGACATCAAAACCGAACTGGCTCGCGACTTTGCTCAGGTAAGACGCTGTCGCATCACTCGTTCCAGCTTCGTAATTGGCTTGGGTCCGTTTGGCTATTCCAAGCGCATCTGCAATCTCGTTCTGCGTCAAAGCGCAACGCTTACGTTCTTCCTGCAGTCGGGAGCCTATCTCTTCGGAAAGGTGCAAAATTTTTCATCTCTTATATTTACAAATGCATCGTAGTGCATCATTCTGCATCTCACACCACATGAAAATGCACGGAACTGCACTATGCCTAACTCAAGCATCACCGAGCAAGCCCGACAACAAGCGCGTGAAACCTTAGATAAACGTGGCCAATCCGCAAAGGACTTTGCTGAACAGCATAATCTGAATCCCAGCACCGTTTACGCGGTGCTGAGTGGCCAAAGCCGTTGTCGCCGTGGGGAGGCACATCGCGCCGCCGTACTACTTGGAATCAAAGACGGCGTGATTGAACAGTAATGGTGCTGAGCCACAGGGAAAACCAGAACATGAAAAGTTCAGTTCTAAAGACTCGCCGGGAAGTAGTCAGCGCAATCATTTGCAGCTATCCAGGTGGACGGGAATGCGCTGCAGCACGGATCGGCTTGGCATTGAAAAAGTTCGATAACCACGCTTACGAGAACAACAACAGTCGCCCGCTATCAGACGCCCAGCTCTATCAGTTGGAGCAGGAGGCCGGCACTCAACATCTCCCAACGTACATCGCGACGATGTATGGCGGTTTGTTCGTTCCGGTGGCGGATCCCGAGAGCTTGGACAACGTGGAGATGTACACCCTCTCGGTACACGTCGCAGCCAAACGCGGATGTGTTGACCAAGAAATTGCAAAGGCGTTGGCGGACGGCTGCATTTCCGAAATCGAAGCGGAACACATCCTCAATGCCCATAACTTGCACATGGCAGCACGTCACGCCGAAGTGCTGGCAGCCATCGACCTGTACCGAAGTAAATCAGGGGGTGCTCAATGAACAACGTTTCCACAGATATGGATTATCAGGACACCATTCGCGCTGCCGCGCTGGCGTTCCTCGAACGTCACCAGGGAGAGCACCTGGGCGATCTGGGCCAGTTTCTTTCCCGGACAATCAATCACCTGGTCGAAAGCCTCGGAGTAAAAGAGTCTCTGGCTACGCACCTGGTGCACCACGCCCACAGCGACCTTGTGACGATCAACACACGCCAACGGATCGACCTGCAGGCGAGCAGTGACTACCACGTCGTGATTACTGACCCCATTCGTGGTTGCACCTGGTCAGTGCCCACCTACCTGATCTACGAACACCTGATTGCTGCCGGCCACGGCAGACGCCTCACCCCCGCCACCTAACACCCCTTTACCAATGTCCTGAGCCCCACACCCTGTGGGTTTGGGTGAGCTTTGCCTGATGCCGAGGTTTCACTATGGGAAACGCCGTGATTGTCACCACACAAATGCCTCCGGCCCACGCCGAAGCGCTACTGGCTGCCTTACGTGCGCAGTACCTGATGAGCCTAAACGAACACTGGTACGCAGACGAATATCGCTACGTCCCTCAGATCTCACGACACAAATCGATTCTCGAAAGATCCCCTGTGATGGCCGCCCAGAAAAGCCTGATGGCAGCCCTATCCCTCAGCCTTAAAGCAGTGAAGCAATCATGAGAGACGATCTCCGTCACGACGTCCTGCAGCGCATCGAGTCCGAATTCGGCCTTAAACACCGAGCCCCCACTAACTACATGCGAGGTGGGACTTGTCCAAAGTGCAACAAAAAAGAGCTGTACACCCGCTTCGATAGCCCATGGCAGCTCATCTGTGGTCGTCAGGAAAAGTGCGGCCACACGGTGCATGTAAAAGAAATCTACGACGACCTCTTTGAAGACTGGAGCAAGCGCGTTCCCGCCACTGAGAACGCCCCAACAGCAACTGCGCGTGCATACCTAGAGTTTTCCCGCGGCTTCAATATTTCATTGATCGGCGGTTGGTTTACACAAGAGACGTACTACTCCGCCCAGCACGATGCAGGCAGTGCGACGGTACGCTTCGCCCTAGAGAAAGGCGGATATTGGGAACGCCTGATCGACAAGCCTTCGCGCTTCGGCAAGATGAAGGCCCGCTTCAAGCCTGGGGAGTCCTACAAAGGTGTGTGGTGGTGCCCGCCATGCGTCGACGTGCTCGAGGCGAAAGAGATCTGGATTGTCGAGGGCATCTTCGATGCGCTTGCCCTGGTGCACCACAACATCGCCGCCGTATCAGCGATGTCATCTAACGCCTTCCCGACCGACTCTCTGCAAGCCTTGGTGGCGGCTCGCCCAGGCAACCTGCCAAAGCTGGTTTGGGCGCTTGATAACGAACCAGGTGCACACGCTTACACCAAGCGTTGGGTCCGTATGGCCCGTGAACTGGGCTTCACCTGCGAAGCAGCTCAAATCCCCCAGCGGGATAACAGAAAGGTCGACTGGAACGATCTGCACCAGCGTTGGCAGTTCCTGGACGAAGGCGAGAAGCGTGATGCTCAGGTCGACAAAGACATCACCACCGCCCGGCACCACGGTGCCCTGCTGATCGCTGAGAACGCCACCGAGAAGGCCCTGGTGATGTTCGACTGGAAGCGCCGCAGCGAATTCCACCTGGAGTTCGGCAACCGCCTGTACTGGTTCAAGCTCGACCTAGAGAAGTACAACAAGGCGATCCAGGAGCTCGAGGACAGCGACCACCACGATGACCAGCAGCTGAACAACAAACAAATGCGGGCCAAGGCCATGCAGCAGTGCGGCGCGCTGCAGCGCATTGCTACCTGCAACCCCAAGGCTCTGTACTACCAGGAAAACAAACTCACCGACGAGTCCTGGTACTACTTCCGAATCACATTCGCCCACGATGCTGCGCCGATTAAGAACACCTTCACCAGCTCGCAGATCGCCTCGTCTGCAGAGTTCAAGAAGCGCCTTCTCGGCATTGCCCCGGGCGGGATGTTCACTGGTACCACCCAGCAGCTGGATGCCTTCATTGAGGAGCAAACCGACGCCCTCAAAACCGTACAGACCATTGACTTCACCGGCTACACCCGTGAGCACAGTGCCTACGTATACGGCGACGTAGCGGTTCGCGATGGGAAGGTGTTCAACCTGAACGAGGAGGATTTCTTCGACATGGACCGGCTGAGCATCAAGACCCTCAGCCAGTCGGTACTCCTCAACCTGAACACGGACCTGGAGAAGTTCGACACCGAGTGGCTGGACATCATCTGGCAATGCTTCGGTGCCAAAGGTCTGGTCGCGCTCGCATTCTGGTTCGGTTCTCTGTTCGCCGAGCAGATCCGTCAGCACCAGAAAAGCTACCCCTTCATGGAAATCATCGGTGAGCCAGGCGCCGGTAAGTCCACGCTGATCGAGTTCCTATGGAAGCTCTGCGGTCGTATCGATTACGAGGGTTTCGACCCAACCAAGGGTACCCCAGTTGCTCGAGCACGTAACTTCGCCCAGGTCGGCAATCTGCCAGTGGTGCTGATCGAATCGGAGCGGGAAAAGACCGATGGCAGCCAAACCAAACAGTACGACTGGGACGAACTGAAAACCGCCTACAACGGCCGCAGCGTCCGTTCCACCGGCGTGAAGAACAACGGCAACGACACCCGCGAGCCTCCTTTCCGTGGCGCTGTGGTCATCGGACAGAACCACGCGGTGAACGCTTCCGAACCCATTCTGCAACGCCTGGTGCACATCGCCATGACGAAGGACGGACAGACCCCGCAAACCAAATTGCTGGTGGAAAAGCTCGAGCGTATGCCGGTCGACCGCGTCAGCGGGTTCCTGGTCAAGTCCACCATGATGGAAAGCAAGGTGATGGAGACCGTCCGCGAAAAGGGGCCCAAATACGAACAGCAGCTGCTGGCCCTGCCCGAGATTCGCACCGTCCGGATCGCGAAGAATCACGCCCAGTTGCACGCCCTGGTCGACGCCCTGGTGCACGTTATTCCGCTGAAAAAGCACCAGGTGGAAGCGACTCACACCGAGATTCAGAACATGGCCAAAGACCGCCAGCTGGCGATCAACGCTGATCACCCGATCGTCGTCGAGTTCTGGGAGCTGTACGAGTACTTGAACAGCACTGCAGGTGGGCTCAACCACTCCCGCAATGACGGCCTGATCGCGGTGAACCTCAACGACTTCGCCAAGGAAGCCGCAGAGAAGCGCCAGAAAGTCCCGGACCTGACTGAGCTCAAGCGCCACCTGAAAACAAGCAAGTGCCCCAAGTTCGTTGAGACCAACAGGAACGTCTGCTCGGCATGGGATACCGATGCCGCCGACAAACCGAAAACCGTGCGGTGCTGGATTTTCCAGGCTGGCTAAAACCACCAAGGGAGAAAGTGCAGATGACTGCCATCGCACTACTCGTCCCATTGAGCTGGGTGCTCTTGGGACACGAACTCACCTTGTAACCACCCTCCCCACCTTCTGCCGCCACGAACGGCATGGAAAAAATTATGGCCAATCGAAGCGCAGCTCAAGTCGCCCCCATCCTCCCGCGTTTCATTCGCGCTGGCGAGGCATACGGCTATCTCGGCATGTGCCGGGAAGAATTCAACAAAACCGTCCGGCCTCATGTTCGAGAATTCCCGATCGGAAGACAGGGTGTGGGCTTCGACCGACTTGAACTTGACGCGTGGGCCGACGCCTACATTCAAGCCATGGCGATTGATAAAGCAGCCAATCAGGACAACAATCGGCCCCGCAGCGAGCGCCAAGGCGGATCCAAAGGAGATACGCAATGGCACATAAAGCAATCACTGGGCTCCAGCAAATGCCGAGCGGCATCTGGAAAATCGACAAGAAGTACCGAGGTGAACGAATTCAAGAGAGCACTGGCACTCGTGACCGCGCCGAAGCGGAGCAGCACCTGATCTATCTCTTGGAACAGCGCCGACAAGAGAAGGTGTACGGGATCAAAAAGGTGAGAACCTGGCGGGAAGCGGCAACTCGCTTCCTGCTTGAGGTGAAGGATCAGGCGTCAATCCATATATCTGCAACCTATATGGCCCAGCTCGATCCGTTCATTGGGGATATGCCGATCACACACATCGATGACGACTCCCTGGCACCGTACATTCATTCCAAGCTGCACCCTGCCGAGGGCAAGCCTGTAACGAATCGCACGGTCAATATTGCCCTGCAGAGGGTAATCAGGGTTCTGAACCTGTGTGCACGCAAATGGCGGGACGAAGAGCGCAGACCCTGGCTCGATGTTGTGCCAATGATCTCGCTACTGGATGAGAAGACGAACAGCCGGAAGCCCTATCCGCTTTCATGGGAGGAGCAATCGATTCTGTTTGCAGAGCTTCCGGCACATCTGCAGACCATGGCTATGTTCAAGGTCAACACCGGGTGCCGGGAGCAGGAAGTCTGCAAGCTTCAATGGGACTGGGAGATTGCGGTACCGGAGCTGGATACCGTGGTGTTTTTGATTCCACCCGGGTTTGGCGGTCGAAGTGTGCGGTCTGGCGTTAAGAATAGGGACGAACGCCTGGTGGTGCTCAACACCGTGGCCAAGTCGGTCATTGAGAAGCAGCGAGGCCAACACAAGCTGTACGTTTCCCCTTTCGGCAAGCCAGACGGCGACGGAAACGAAACAACGGTTCACCGGATGAACGACTCAGCCTGGAAGAAGGCTCGCGTCAGAGCGGCGAAGAAATGGCAGGAGAAGTATTTACGGCCAGCACATGATGGCTTTTCCAGAATCCGCATTCACGACCTGAAGCACACCTTTGGCAGAAGGCTGCGTGCAGCAGGCGTGACTGAGGAGGATCGCAAAGCATTGCTCGGCCACAAGAACGGCAGCATCACCAGTCACTACTCAGCGGCAGAACTGGACCAACTGATTGAGGCTGCAAACAAGGTATCAGTAACCGACTCACGCGCACCAGCGCTGACGATCCTGAAGAGGAGGCAGGCATAG